TTCCTAACATGTTGATTTGAAAAATGCCATAAGAGTTGTCCCCAGTATTAGCATTTTTATTGTGAGCTAAAGGTCGTCCGTTGGATTCCTTTTTAGCTACGGCCCACGCTGTCTTAAGCGCAGACCCTTTAAATCCGACAAGAGTTAGAAGTTCTTTTAACTCCGTGTCCGTGAGTGAGGTCTTATCTGAGTAATCATTTAATGTAACTACTTGGACAGAACCCATATCTTTTGCATCTTCAAGTCCTGTTGCGGCTTGAGATGAGCCAGTTGCGTTTACTGTCATCACGACTACGAGTACCATGGACATTGCCATGGCTCCTAGTCCTTTTGACTCTGGCGCTATGTTCTTAAACAAAAGCATTTGATTTCCTCCTTAGTACAAGGAAACACTGAGTTACGTATATATGTCAAGTTGAATAGGGTGACAAAGGTGTGTTTTTATGACAAACTTTTTTCTACACTGCGTATAACGCTCTTTAGACAGGAAACATTTTGATGACAGTTTTACAGTGGGCTCAAACATTAGCTAGTTTTGCTACGTTTGCACTATTTACAATTACAGTAACTAATTGGTTATTGAAGAGTTGGTTAAAAGGGTATTTGTCCGAATTGAAACCAAATGGTGGAAGCTCAATGAAAGACCAGTTAAATCAAATTAGTAGAGATGTAACAGAGCAAAAAATTTCAATGGCACGCTTAGAAGGTCGGTTTACGCAACATATCGAAGAATCTTCAAACTAGTTGGGCTTGACATTAAGTTCTAAATCAGGCAGACTAATTGTGCAGGCACTACCTAGTTGTGCCTCGAAAGGTAGAGAAATAAATGAATAAAGCAATGTTGGCCTCATGGGCCCGTTCTTTCATGGCTGCTGCTGTTTCTGCATTTGTTGCCACAGGTGGAGATGTATTCAGCCTTGACCTCGAAGGAGTAAAAGCTATCCTCACCGCAGGTGTTGTAGCAATTCTCCCAGTACTACTTCGTTACCTAAACCCTTCCGATACAGCATTCGGCACAGGAGCCAAGTAAAAACATGAAATGTGTAAACTGCCCAAATAATGCTGAGTTCACTCTGGCTGACAAAGGTGCTAACCCAATAAGTTACTGCCCGCTCTGTCTTCCACCACACCTACAGGTGAGGGCATTATCTGGGCAGTTACCACTAAATGGAACTGCTAAACCCGGAAACGTTACAGTTGTGGAAGAGCCAAAGAAAACAACTAAAAAAGCAGCAAGTAAACCTCCAACTACAGAAGTTACTGTAGAATCTACTGAGGAGCCAACAGAAGAGGAAACATGAAAATAACACGGGTAAAAGCTGTTCAAGCCCATCCCGTGCCAGAAAAGGCTTATCAAGCTAAAGGACCTTTTCCAGACCACCTCTTTAGAGAATCAAAGATAGTATTTGATTACGAACCAGAAGATGACGAAAATGGAAATAATCTTCCTTTAGGAGCTACGGCTCAAAATAATTTTAAACCACCTAAGTATCTTAGATGCAAAGCCTGTCATGCTAGAGTTACAGAAGAAGAAGCTGTTTTGCATGAATGTGAGAATTAATGGCTAAGAAAAAACCTACTATCCCGTCTTGGGAAGAGATGTCTGCTGGTTACACCGCAAACTTTATTGACGAACTTTTAAAAGACCCTAAAGAAAATGACCCAGAGTTTCAAGTCATTGACGGTGGGCCCTCTATGAGAACCACTACAACAAGTAACCCATCCAAGCCAAGAACTTTAAAAGCTGGGTACGATTTTAAGACCAACACAATGACCGTTGTATTTAGGGACGGTACTTGGTGGGACTACCGAGGAGTTCCTGAAGATGTCTGGTATGACTTTGTTAATGCTCCTTCTAAAGGAGTATTTTTAAGAGAGTCTGGGTTAGACGGATGGGGAGACATGGGGCCTTCAGATGTAACCCGTATGCCAAAACACCGTAGGGAACAGATGAACGACATTTCAGAGTTTTCAGAATATATGTACGGGTCTAAACCTAAAATACCTACTTTGGATGATTACCTATTTGGAAAACAGGAGTAGATGAAAACATTCGGACCACTATACGTAGATGTAATTCAGTACTACCACCGTAGAGCCCTACCAATAGTAGAAAAAGGCTGGACTCAAGAAACTGACTTCCCCTACAGGAAAAGCAAAGTTTGTTTAGTTTTTAGAGCCCCGTTTACTAAACCAGGTTTAGTAATAGGTTTATGGAATAAAAACACAAAGGTAATCTTTGAAGAGGACGCGGACCTTCTTTTGGCAAACGCTCTTGGAGCCCGTAATATGGGCCTCTCTACAGAGGAGATAGACGAATGGTAATTAGACGAAATAAGAACTGGAACAAGCCCTTTTCTGAAAAAGTAGCCAAACGAGTATCCAAGATACCTTCTGGAGAGCTTTTGATTTGGTCAGACCAGATTCTCTATGAGTTAAGTCGTTGTCTTTCGGTTTACGAAAAGAACCGAGACCAAGTTTATTTAGACGAAGCACTTACTGGAGCTGAAGCTATCCATGCAGTCGTTGACGAGTTGCACAAAAGATTATCTCGCATTGAGTAACTACATTTGTATGATAAAATTATATCCGCCAACTCTCTCCTTCTCTCCCGTGTGGCAGCGGCAGCCCTGGACTTTAAACCCAGGGCTTTCCGTCTTTAAAGGAGGTACAAATGTTTGAAGAAAAGCTTGACCTTGACGAGTTCTTTGAAGAAGAAGAAGACTTCGAAGAAATTGATGAGGACGACCTTGAACCCGCTGAAGAAGACGACGGGTTAGATGAGCTGTCTCGAGAGTTTGTTGACAAACTAGTAGACAAGATGATGGTGTTCTTAGTAGCACTTGTTGGCTACGAACTGCATCCGTATCAAGCACCGCTTGCACGAAGAATTATGGAATCTGTAATTATTAATGACGGTGAAGAAATCACTGCTCTTGCTGCACGTCAGTCAGGTAAATCAGAAACTATTGCAAATACCGTAGCTACACTCATGGTTATTCTTCCAAGACTTGCACGTATGTATCCAGATTTATTAGGTAAGTTTAAAGACGGTATATGGGTAGGGTTGTTTGCTCCGGTAGAAGGTCAGGCAGAAACACTATTTAGTAGAACTATTAACAGACTTACTAGTGACCATGCACTTAGCGTACTAGGTGACCCAGAGATTGATGATGAGGCTAAAAAAGTTGCTGGAGTTACTAAACAAATTAAATTAAAGAATTCTGGCTCATCTGTAATGATGATGACAGCCAACCCTCGTGCAAAAATTGAATCTAAGTCTTTTCATTTGATTGTTATTGATGAGTGCCAAGAAGCAGATGATTTTGTAGTTTCTAAATCTATCTCCCCTATGTTGGCGTATTACGCTGGAACTATGGTTAAAACAGGCACCCCAACAACACACAAAAATAACTTTTATCGTTCTATACAGTTAAACAAGCGTCGTCAAACTTCTAGAGGAAATAAACAAAACCACTATCAATGGGACTGGAAAGACGTAGCTAAATACAACGACAACTATCAGAAGTTTATTAAGAAAGAAATATTACGTGTTGGTGAGGACTCCGATGAGTTCCAAATGTCTTACAACTGCAAGTGGCTTCTAGAACGAGGAATGTTTGTAACCTCTACGGTAATGGATGAACTTGGGGACACGTCTCAAGAAATTGTTAAAGCTTGGCATAGAACCCCAGTTGTAGTTGGAATCGACCCAGCTAGAAAAGTTGACTCCACAGTTGTTACAGTTGTTTGGGTTGATTGGGATAGGCCAGATGAATTTGGTTACTTTGACCATAGAATTTTAAACTGGTTAGAAATCCAAAGTGAAGACTGGGAAGACCAGTACTTTCAAATAGTTAACTTCTTAGGTAGCTATGACGTGCTAGCTGTCGGGGTTGACTCGGGAGGTGTGGGTGACGCGGTTGCTCAAAGATTAAAATTGCTATTACCTAGAGCTGAGGTATACCCAATTGGAAGCAGTCAACCTGAGCAATCTAAACGTTGGAAACACCTTAAAACTCTAATTGATAGGCGCCTTATTGGATGGCCAGCCCATGCTAAGACCAGAAGACTTAGAACTTGGAAAAGGTTTTACCAACAGATGACAGACCTAGAAACTAAATTCACTGGGCCTAACTTTTTAGCTCATGCCCCAGAAGAAGCCCATGCCCACGACGACTATGCTGATAGTTTGGCTATTGCCTGCTCTCTAACCATGGACCTTACAATGCCTCAGGTTGAGGTCTCGTCGTCACCATTTTTCAGATAGATTTGACTTTATCCTGAAAAATTAACGTTTTAATAAGACACTTGTACTGAGGCCTCAACCTTTTAAAGGAGTAATAAACATGGCAATTGCCCCAACACCACAAGTTCCAGAACGCTCTGGAAACACTTACGACCGTAAGATGGCTTCCGCTGTCCCAGGACAACGCGGACCTCTACGCTTTCAAGAAGGTATCGGAACCGATACCGATGTTCCACAAGAATTTGGAAAGGGTGCTGCACAAGGTTACACACCAGCAGCAGGCCGTCCAAATCGTAATGCACCTGTTCACACCAAGCCAGCTGAAGAAACTATGCGCGAGCGTGCTCACGTAGGTTCAGCTTCTTGGATTGAAGCAACAGATTTTCTTCAAGAGTTTTCAAATGGTTCTTTTCAAGATTATGCAGAACCAACAATTGAAGAAGTTACACGTAACGGCGCTCGCCAATCACGTGTAAGCCCAGCAGTAGTTCAGGACTAATTAAGTTTCCTGCCCCCTTCCAGCGTCCCACCATGCTGAG